GATTCTGACGGCAACCAGTACCCAAGAAACTGGCTAGGGCTAACAACCGATGCTGAAAAGACTGCGGCAGGGCTGGTCTGGGAAGATGACCCAGCACCTTTTGACAACAGGTTCTACTGGTCGGCTGGTGTTGCAAGGGCGTTGGATGATGTTACCGATGAAGATGGCAATGTGACATTAGGTCTTAAAAGCCAATGGAAGGCGCAGACAAAGGCAACAGCAGGGTCAATGCTACAATCTACCGATTGGTATGTAGTACGCAAAGCAGAAGATAGCACAACAACTATACCGACAGATGTAGCAACCTATCGCGCTGCTGTCAGGACTGCTTCAGGTACGATTGAAACAGCAATCACTAACGCTGCTGACCACGCTGCATTTATGGCGTTGTTTGATGCCCCAGTAGATAGTGATGGTAATCCTACAGGTAATGCCCCAATAAATAACTGGCCTGACCCACTGGATTAAGTAGATGTTATTTGCCGCATCCGCATTTTCTGAATCGCCATTTGCAGCAGAGGCGCGGGTTGCCCAAGTTCTAGACGCAACCGCAAGTGTATCAGGTGCAGCAACCGTATCAGGTAGCGCAATAAAGGTCTTTGCAGGGGGCGCAAGTGTATCAGGTGCGGGTTCAGTAGCAAGTACGGCAACAGCACGACTATTAGTTGAAGCAAGTATTTCTGCAGCAGGAACATCCACTGCGACGGGGACAGGATTACGACAAGGTGAAGTAGCAATATCCGGACAAGCTACTGCAACCACCAATCCTGTTATGGTAGGGGCGGGTAACGGTCAATCTAACGGGCAGGGAACAACTACAGCGGGAGTTGTTCGCGTACGAAATGCTGCCGCAAGTGTGTCTGGTGCGGGTACACAGAGTAGTTCCGCAGTAAGCATACTAGTTGTAGACGCAAGCATATCCGCAGCAGGTACATCTAGTTCTAACGCAACCATACGTGCCGTAGCCAATGCAAGTATATCTGCAGCGGGTACATCTAGTTCTACTGCGACAATAGAAGCACCCGTAGAAGCGGCTATATCCGGACAAGCCAGCGTATCCGGTGCAGCAGTTAGGGTACAAAACCCAGACTCTAGTGTTACAGGTTTAGCATCTGTGACAGGAGATAGCGACCTAATCGGTAAAGCGGAAGGGGCAATCGCAGGACAGGCTACCGTATCTACCTCTGCAGTTAAGGTACGCGACGTAAGTTCAGATATATCTGGTGCGGGTACAGTTAGTGGCGCAGCAGTAAAAGTTAGGGATGTAGCATCTGCTGTATCCGGTGTGGGTACGGTTAGTGGTGCAGCCACTCGCCTAACAGACGCATCTGGCAGTGTTGCTGGCGTGGCAACTGTATCTATACTAGTAACTGTTATTGCACAGGCAACTATATCCGGTGTTGGAACAGCAAGTGCAACGGGCTTCCAATCGTTCAAGTTTGTGGCATCCGAATACGAAAGACAGAGAGTGGTCTTTGTAGCACAAGAAAAACTAAGGCGAGTTGCCGTACCAGTAGAAAAAGCACGTATAGTTTACGTACGACAAGAAACTCAAAGAATAGCAAAGGCAGCATAGCATGGCATTACGTTGGCCCGATAAAGACCCAGATGAGTTGTTAGATTATACAATAGATTGGTCACGTTACCTAGACGGGCTGACAATTGCTTCTGTCGTTTGGAAACACATCCAAGCAGACGGTACAGAATCTTCTGCACTATCTGTGTCAGACACCTTTAACGGCATAGAAGTTAACAGAATAACCAACACATCCACCACCGCAACCATCGTATTAGATGGCGGCACAGCGAATGTAGATAACAAGATTGTCTGTGAAGTAACGACAAGTAACTCTGCAAAAACTAGTGCGCCTATTGTTACTAAGCGAACTGTAAACCTAAGAGTTAGGGAACGAAACTAATGGCATACAACTTCTTAGATTTAGTTAACTCTGTAGCACGTCGCTTGAATGAAACAGAACTAACCTCAATCAACTTCACAACAGCGAAGGGCTTCTACGCCAACATAAAAGATGCGGTAAACTCATCTATTCGCGATATAAATCAGTATCATCTGTATTGGCCTTATAACCACATAACAGACGAGATAATCTTAGTTGCAGGGGAAACCCGTTACGCATTCCCTGACGAAGCAAAGTACGTAGATTTCAACACGTTTCGCGTACAAAGAGATATAGCTTTGGATTTGGGTCGGGCTAGAAAGTTAGATGTGATAAGCTACGTTGAGTATGTAGACAGGTATATTGACCAAGAAGATGAGACGGATACAACAAAGGGTGGTGTACCTGATAAGGTATTCCGTTCACAGGACGGTTACTTCGGTATCGTACCTTTTCCTGACAAAGCATACACCGTCAAGTACGAATACTTTGCAAGCCCTGTAGACTTAGAGTTACACGATGACGTGCCTACTATACCTCAAGCATTTAAACACGTGATAGTAGATGGTGCTATGTACTACTCGTACCAATTCAGAGACAATATTGAAATGGCAGCAATGGCTAAAAGCAAGTTTGATGAGGGTACGAAGAATATGCGTAAGATACTTGTAAATGAAAACTTCTATGTGAGGTCTATATAGATGCCTGACCGTTGGCAAACCTATCCCCTTGAATTTACAGGGGGTTTAATAACCAACCTAAGTCCGCTGCAGCACGGTATTTCAGCCCCCGGTTCTGCACGTAACTTAATTAACTTTGAACCATCTACTGAAGGTGGTTATCGTCGCATAGAGGGGTATGATAAGTTTAATTCTAACGAGGTAACTGGACAAAACAACATTCTTGGAGTTACATTTTACAAAGACAGGGCTATTACTGCCCGTGACCAAACAGGGGGCGACCCTAAGTTGTTCGCAGGGGCAAGTGGCACAGATGCTTGGGTAGATTTGTCTACTAGTATTACCCTAGCAAATAATACATCTCGTGTTCGTTTTGCTAAATATAACTTTAATGGTACAGACAAGTTAGCTATCGTTGACGGAGTAGGTTATCCATTAATTTTATCGGGAATTACTGCAAGTGATTTGAGTAAGCTAAGTGCAAGTAACGGTAATACAGACCTAGAGGGTGCTACTCACGTTGTAGAATTTAAAGAACATTTGTTTTTTGCAAACGGGTCTGACGTTATATTTTCTGCGCCTTTTGAAGATGATGACTTTACAATAGCTAACGGTGCTGGTATAATTAACGTAGGAAGCACAGTAACTGCATTGATACCCTTCCGGGAACAATTAATTATATTTTCTGAATCGCGAATAAACAGACTGGTTGGCAACAGTGTTGTTGATTTTCAAGTTCAACCAATAGCAGATGACATTGGCTGTGTTGCTACAGATACTGCACAAGAGATTGCAGGAGATGTAATATTCTTAGGGCCAGATGGTTTGCGTACTTTAGCAGGTACAGAAAAAAATCAAGACTTCGACCTTGCAGCAATAACAAAGCCAATTCAAAGAGAGATAGTTTCCTTAACAACACAAAATACTAGCTTTGCATCAGTAATAATACGAGAAAAGTCACAATACCGCATTTTTGGTTTTGACACGAATACAACAGAAGCTTCATCCAAAGGTATTATTGGAACACAGTTGCAAGGGCAGCAAGGGCAACAGATTAACTGGGCAGAAACAACAGGTATAAAAGCGTACGTTGCTGACTCTACCTACACAGGAAAAACAGAGGTAGTTCTGTTTGGTAACGAAGATGGATATGTGTACCAGATGGAGTCGGGTAATAGCTTTGATGGAGATGATATAACAGCTAGTTTCTCTACCCCATACTTTCCAATAACTGACCCACGTACTCGTAAAACAATCTATCGTGCTACTATCTACACTGACCCACAAGGAACAGTAGACCTAGATTTTAACGTAAAGTACGACTTGAGTGAGTCTGGGGTAATTGAACCAGATACAATATCTCTCAGCAACACTTCTAGTTCAGGAGGTGTGTTTGTATTTGGAAGCCCAGAAGCAAAGTACGGAACGGCAGTTTACAGCGGAGAGTCTCTACAATCAATCTTCGACACACAAACACAAGGTTCGGGATTTACTGTGGCATTACAGTTTGAATCTAGCGGCACAAGCCCACCATTCGCAATGGATGCAGCAGTAATTGAATACGGACAATACGGAAGAAGGTAACGAACATGGCAGGTTACGTAAGAAACGATACAGCAAACAACATAGCGGACGGTAACGTTATTAGTGCCGCACCGTTGGATGGTGAGTTTAACGCAATTCAATCTGCGTTTAACGTATCAACAGGACATACTCACGACGGTTCTACAACAGGAGATGGTGGACCAGTAAGCAAACTAGGTCCGTCAAGTCAGCTAGAACAAACCAATGCAGCCCTTGTACCAAATGCAGATGATAACCTAGACTTAGGCACGTCGTCTGCAGAGTTTAAGGATTTGTATCTCGACGGGGTTGCCTACCTAGATAAGATAATACTTGCGGCATCTGATGGTAGCACCGACGGTGTTGGTTCACACCTACAACCTGTAACAACAGCAACGTACGATTTGGGTTCGACAACCTACGCATTTAACAATGCATACCTAACTGCCTTGAACATCCGCAAGGATGACTCTCCTATCATAACATTTACCAACCTATCTACGGACATGCTTGCTGCAGATAGCGTTGGTTCTATTGTTTGGGAAAGCCTAGATACCCAGCAGTCTGGCGTAGACCTAGCCAAGATTGATGCGGTAGTTGTGGATAGCTTGGATGATACAGGCAACGACGCTGTAAAGTTGGTCTTTCAAACGGGCAACTCCGAAGCGTTGACTACTGCGATGACGTTAGAGTTCGACGACCTAATTGCTGCAGACAATGTACTATTACAATCTGATGCTGCAGTGTTGTTCTTCGGTGCAGATGATGACGTTAGCCTAACACACATTGCTGACACAGCCCTGCGCTTAAACGATGCAATAGCCCTGCAATTTAGAGACTCAGCATTGTCTGTATCATCAAGTACAGATGGACAGCTTGATATCGCGGCTGACACAGAGTTAGAGATTGTTGCCCCGACAGTAGACATCGACGCATCCACCACAGTAACTATCGATACAGCTACTCTTGCAATAACAGGCGCAGCAGACATCACAGGCGACCTAGATGTAGACAACATTAACATCAATGGAAACGCAATCACTAGCACAGACACCGACGGCAACATAGCCCTAACACCGAACGGTACTGGTGAGGTGGATATTAGCAAGGTTGACATTGATAGTGGTGCGATTGATGGAACGATAGTAGGGGGTTCGTCTGCAGCAGCAGGTACGTTTACAAACCTAACTGCCAGCACAGACCTAACACTAGCGAGTGGTGCGACCGTAACTGCTATCCTAGACGAAGACACCCTGACTTCTGATAGCGACACAGCCCTTGCAACACAACAGTCTATCAAGGCGTACGTTGATGCAACCGTGGGGACTGCCGATTTAGACTTTGAAGCGGATACAGGTGGCGCACTAGCTATTGACCTAGATAGCGAAACTTTAACATTCACGGGTGGTACGGGCATTGACACGAGTGGTTCAGGTAACGCTGTAACTTTCGCAATAGATAGTACGGTTACTACTTTAGCTGGCACTCAAACCCTGACCAACAAAACTCTAACCACTCCTATAATATCCAGCATCAGCAACACGGGTACGATTACCATACCAACAACCACAACCACGTTGGCGGGACTTGCTATTGCACAAGAATATACCGCTACACAAAACTTCAACGAAACTACCCTGACTGATGGTGCAACAATATCTTGGGATGCAAGTGCAAATCAAGTTACATCTGTAGAGTTGGGGGGTAACAGAACTTTTGCTGCACCAACAAACCAAGTTGCAGGGGCTGTGTACGTTCTTACAATAAAGCAAGATAGTACGGGTTCGCGTACGGCAACATTTAACTCTGTATTTAAGTTTACAGGAGGTTCTGCACCTACGTTAACAACTACAGGAAGTAAGAGAGATATACTTGTATTTTTAAGTGATGGTACTAACTTATACGAAGTTGGTCGTTCAATAAACCCAAGTTAGGAACACCTGATGGAACTAGACGCAATGCTATTTTGGAACATCATTCTAACTGTGGTAATCGCCCCAGTATTTTGGGCATTTCGTCAGATGTTCGCTGAAGTGAAACGGATACAGATATTACTAAATAAGACCCGTGAGGAATACGCGACCAAAACAGAGATGCGGGAAAACATGGACAGAGTTATGGAAGCCTTGCATAGGTTAGAAGATAAATTAGACAGGGCGTTGAATAGGAATTAACTATGGCAGATGTAACAAAGACAATCAA